GTAGAGTTAAATCTGATATCTCCTGCCTGAACATTTGCTCTTTCGGCAGTTGTTCCAACAGGCATCTTTGCTGCTTCGGTTCCACCAATCTCAATATTCTCACCAAGTCCAGCGGTTTGTATTTTATCAATTGCCATTTTTCTTTATCCTAATATCTTAGTTCAATGAAACCCATGCAGAGCCATCGTATCCATGAAACTGTGCAGTGCCACCACCGTCACCATCTGTTACGAAAACAATCATACCAGCAGATGGAGATGCGATTGCAGTATCTCTTGCAGTAGTGTCAGCATAGACTGCCAATTGAACAGCACCAGTTGCAGTTACATCTGTGAATGAACCAGCAGCAGGAGTTGTGCCACCAACGATACCATCTACATTACCTGTAACATTACCAGTTACATCACCTGTCAAGTCACCAGTAACATTACCAGTAACATCTCCAGTTAGGTTTCCTGTAACATCGCCTGTAACATCTCCAGTGACATTGCCTGTCACATTACCAGTTAAGTCTCCAGTTACATTACCAGTGACATTGCCTGTCACATTACCAGTAATATCTCCAGTGATATCACCTGTTAGGTTTCCTGTAACATCTCCAGTAACATCTCCAGTAACATTACCTGTCACGTTTCCTGTCACGTTTCCTGTTACATTACCAGTAAGGTCGCCTGTTACATCACCAGTTACATCGCCAGTCAAGTCTCCAGTGACGTTGCCTGTCACATTACCAGTAAAAGTTCCAGTGATTGTTTTGTTTGTTAGAGTCTGAGTTGCCGTTTCAGTAACAACGGGATCAGATGATAGAGTAGAACCGTCACCCAATAGAGTATAGAGTTCTACGAAGTTGGCGTTTACTTTGCCCGCTCCAGTGCGAAGATCATCACCAGTGCCGTCATTCGCAGAAGTTCCACGCCCGATTGATTGATATGCCATATTGGTTTCCCCTAAAGTTTTCTATTATACCTTTATTTATAAAGCTTCATCAAAGGTATTTGAAGTATTATCAAATGAATTTGACATTCCATCCATCGTTACGATGTAAGGGCCTGCAGCGTTGTCAAATGTCACTGAGTCTTGGTCGAAGTTGACTCCATATGTTCCACCCTGATCGAAAGAGGTGGCGTATCTACCAGAAGTGTCTCTAGTGCCTGGGTCGCCTTCATCGAATGATGTGATACCATCATCAAATGTCATGTAGTTATTGTCGAATGCATTAATCGCTGCACTTCCAACCTTGTCAATAATAATCTCAGAAGGTGGCATCACACCAATCTTAGTTGTGTATGCAGCTGGTGGAATAGAACCATCCGCTAGACATACATCACGAATTTCTAAGTGTCCCCATTGTGCAATGGTATATTGGTCACGAGAGAAGTTATCTGGTTGTGTTGTTCTTCTAACGCCTGGGTCTACTGCATGTGGGAAAGTGTTTGCATCGTATACTGGATTAACAGTGAATGCATACTTAACAAAGTTCTCCAATGTTGGGCCAAGTTTGAATGCAGTGTTACCTCTGTTGAGATTCATTCTCACAGACACATCAGATGTTAGTGTAACATCACGTTCACCAGTTGTAACTTCTGACAAGTCTTTATATCCAACCTTTGGACTTGCACTTGGAACCTTTTGAGTTGCAGTTGCCAAACGTCTACCGAAGATGGTAGTGAATAGATTGGTGAATGTAGATGCAAGTTCTGGAGAGAAGGTATCCACATTACCATTATCAATAACAGAACCAGCAGCAGGAACTTGAAGCGCCGCACTCACTTGTGATGCAAACGATACCTCACCAAAGACGTTCCAACCAGCAGGGTGAACAGAACGTCTTACTGATTCACGCCATTCGTTAATTGATTGTCCAATACGAACAACATAAGAGTAGTCTTGATAATAGTAAGAGTCTTGAATACGCATTGCGTCTACAGAAATCTTACCACGATCTGAAATGAAGTTACCTACAGTTTCACCCACCGTTCCGATAACAGAAGTTGCTTGTGAGTAGTTTGATTGATAAACTGTGGCAGTTGCACCAGTAACAGATGTTATCACATCATCTTTATTAAAGGTTACACTTGTTCTGAGTTCCAACACATTCGTATTCGTGTCGAAGTTAACAACAACCGCATTGTGACTTACGAGTTCATCGCCCGCTGCAAATGCACCAACAACATTCTTCACAAGAATGTTTCTATTGAGAACAACAGTAGGTTGTGTATTATAATCCAAACCAAAGTTGGTAATCACAATACCATTCACACCACCAATCATTGGCGATTGTGTAGAAGCAGAGAATAGACTTGCCTCTTCACCAGTAGAAGACTGAACGGTAACAGTAGGCAATGATGTGAAACCATTACCACGATTAATCATCTTAATCTTAGTAATCTCACCAATCTCTTCTGGAACACCTAGTTCATTGAAAGTCTCTTCTTCCAATACAATGGTGTCACCATCTTCCATAAGAAGATGATCGAGTTGTCCAACCGTTTCTTCTTGTGAGATATATTGACTGTCTTCTGTAACAAGGAAGTCACCAGATTCAGAAATGAAATGATCTGGAGAGGTGGCAGTTTCCAATAAGAATGAACCACCCACAACGCCAATCTTTGCACGAACGTCTTTACCTTCTGTGTTTGTTGTATTGAAAACAATTGAGTCTGATAGTGTATACCCACTACCACCATTCTCAATCATAATCTCATCAATAGAACCCGCACTTGTTGCTTCAACACGAGCAGTTGCCGCACCGTTACCATCCACACCCACAAGATAAACAGGGTCAACAGAATTGTAATATGCACCACCCAAATCTACAGATACACCAACAACCATACTCTTAATGATCGCCGAGATTTCTAAGTCAAGTGTTGTGTCTGTTGTGGTGATTGTTTCACCAGATACAAAGGTTCCCTCTACTGAGTTAGCATCCAAGTTCAATTCAGCAATCTGAACTGCACCTTCTCTAAATTTAATTACTGTAGCAATCAGTGCAGTTGCGCCAGAGGTTCCACCAGTAATGCGCTGTCCAACGGCATTACTAAAGTTTGATTGTCCAACCTCTACAACACGAACAACCTTATCAGTAGACCATTGTCCATCTGATACACGCAACATGTTGTCACGAGGATAGATGAGTGTTGCTTCTTCATCAAAGAGAATTCTAAAGAAGAGTTTATGTCCGTCTTCTGTTCCCTTTGCAGCATACATGTCCTTAATGTTCTTGAGAAGTTTTCTCTTAGAGAGTCCATCTGCAAGAGTATTAGGAAGAGAATCCATAAAGGAATCTCTAAACTTATCTAAGAAGGCATAGACTGTGTTATCAACATCAGCATACTTTAGAAGTTGTTGAATTGATTGAACAGGGTTTGCACGATATGATACAACAGTAGAGACTGCACCAGAGGTTGAACCAATAACGGTTTCACCAGTAACAAACTTTTGTTGTGATGTAATGAAGAGTCTTTGGTTGTCATCAAAATCATCTACAAGAACTCTTGCAGAGAAACCAGAGGTTTGTCCTACAACAGTTTCCCCCACAGTAAACTTACCAACCGAATCTTCTAGAACAATGTTATCACCAGCTTCATCTAGAATATAATTCTGTGTGATAGTCTCTTCAACAAGATAATTGTTTGAACCAGACAAGACAAGTTCACCCGCCTCAAGGAACTCATAGTAATACTTGAGAAAGAGTGAGAATAAAGGATGGTCTGATTTTACAAATTCAGGCAGTTGATGCTGAACGTGTGGAGAGACCTTATTCTTTAAAGTGTCTGTCATTTACTTACCTTAGTGTGATGATATAGTGGTGTAGTTTGTTCCAGCAGACGAACCACCAGAAGTAATGGTGTCGTTTGCACCAATAACAGATATATTGTTCAAATCAATTTCAATCAACTGATTACGAACTGCAACGATATCATTTGAATCTGGTTTGGTAATCAAATCTACGGTTCCATCAGCATTCTCAGTGTCAGTTACATTCATTGATGTGATGATAACTTCACCAGTTGTATAATCAACCGTTCCGATATTATTGTCAACATAGTTCTTAGTTGTTCCACCAACGTAATAATACATTCTCATAAATCCATTACCAGTGTCTTCTGCATACATCCAGTTGTCGTTACCAGCAATCTTAAATCCAGAAGATTGTAAAACCTCAACACCAGTTGGGTGAGAGATTGGACGAGTTGTAGATGAGAATGCAGTCAATGGATAATGCAATGGATTATTAAATTTAATCACATACTTGGTTGCTTGATTAAGCGTTGGCGTAACACTACGAACCATTCTAACATTGGTGATGTTAGAAAGAATAGCTGGGTTAGAGTTATCAATTAGTTTAGAAAGTTTTGAGAATCTAAAGATACGATCAAACTTACCCAAGTCTCCATCATTGTATGTGGAGATCGTTTCTCTTACTAGAGTCTGCAACTCACCAACAGTTTTTGTTGTGGCGTTGCCGTCATATTTAAAGTTAACAGTAAGACGCAACTTAGTAATTTCTGGATCAACAAAGATTGGACGAACCGATGCCACATTATATCTGTCGAGTGAACGAGCGATAACATCCTTCTGTGCTTGTGTCAATGTGATACCAGAGTTTGTTCTGAGTGAAATATAAACTTGTCCATAAACTGGTGGATCATTATCTTCACCACCCCAAACTTGAACAGACTTAGTATCTGCATAAACTTGAGGAACAAGAACTTTATAATCATCAGTTGTTACTGCACGTCCTTGTGATGCATAATCCAACGGTGCATTGTAACGAATGGATTCTGTTGTCTCTGGTTCTGCACCACCGAGAGCTGCCACAGAGGTAGCAATGGTAATGTTGTTATAACCACCAACAGTTGTTCCACTAAACGTTCTTGCACCATTTGCCTTTTCTTTATTGGTGACAACATATTCTAGAATGATAATGTTACCATCACTAGGAGCTTTACCCACAACGTCATCACCGAAGTATACTTCAAACTTCTCATCTACTTCTTGTAGGAAATAAACTTTAGAGTTAGCATTCACTTGTGAGATATCAGTTGCAAGTGTATAAGATTCAGTTGTCAAGTCTGTTGAAGAAGTCTGAACAGATACTCTAAGTGTAGTTGTATCAGAACGTTTGTCTGTCAACATATATTTCTTTTCTGGATTAGAACTGTCTACTGTATACTTTGCAGTAACAAGTGTTCCCTCATAGATTGGGATGTTATTAAAACGAAGAATACCATTCACTGGTGTGATTGTGTAATCATCGTTAGTAACGAAACTATAAGAGGTTCCATTCACTTGTGTTGTGAACTTGGTTCCCTTATCCATAGTTACAGAAGTGATACTAGATGCATCTTCATTTACTGTAACGTTGATATACGATACTGGAGCACGAGCAGAACGAGGGGTGTAACCTAGAGTTTTGGCATGAGAGACAACAGACGAACGTAACTGTGCAGTATCCAAAAAGGATTCATTCACTGCCATGTTTGCATTCATCGCCAAGTAGTGTGTGTTGTATGCCAACAAATCCATTAGAATGGAAAGTCCAGAACCGTCAAAGTTATAATCAGAAAACTCAGACTGTCCTTTTAAATATGTTTTGAGATTAGCCTTGATATCATCAAAGTCTAATTCTGTGACTTGTAATTTTGTCATCTTATCTTAGTCTCTCTAGGTATAAATTTACAGTTTGCAAATCCACTGGAACGTTTCGAATATAGAATTCAATCACTACCTCATATTGGTTTCCATCAATGTCACCAATACAAATAACGTTTGCAAGTTCCACTCTTGGCTCGAAGTTGACAATTACATCTTCAACATATCGTGACAATAGATTTGCAGTCATGGGACTTACTGGTTCGAACAATGTTCTGCGAATGTTTGAACCAATCTCTGGGTGAAATGGCCGTTCATAGAAATTCGTCTGAACAAGATTCCTTACACTTCTTTTGATTGCTTCAACATCTGTCAACTTAGACACATCACCAGTAACAGGGTGACGTGTGAAATTAAGATTCAAATCTGTAAAGATTCGAACACTTCTTTCTGATTCGTTTGATGATGATGCATCATTGAATGCACTTGAATCTGTAATGTCAACCATTTATAATCTCCTAAGTCTATTTATACTAATACTTTAGAAGTTACTTGCCTTCCATTAATTTAACTGCCTTGTCATATGCATTGCGATCAACAACACCTTCATTCAACAAACGTTGGCGATTGATTTCATGTTGTGCCTGCACATCGTCTTTACTTCCACCAAAGTAGGGAACACAATGTCCTTCTGAAATCATCACCTCTGTGACAAGTTTACCGTCTGGAGTTTTGAAGTCACCAAGGATACGGCCGAACTTACCACGCATGTCCTCACCATTCTTCTCTTCTGTTGTTACGAGAACACCACCGTCATGCAATAGCTCTTTCAATCTATTCTTTGCGGCCTTACCAAATAGTTTCTCAACTTCATTTGAAGTTCTAGACTCTGGTGTATCAATGCCCATGATGCGAACTCTTTCGTTTCGTAACCAAACACCAAATCCCAAATCAATATCTACATCAACAGTATCACCGTCAACCGATTTCAACAAAACCACATCGTAGTGATTTACCTTTAACTCTTTCATTTATTCTCTCTCTCATAGTAGGGCCTCTATCCGCCCGCAAATACGTTAGGTGAACCACTAATCATTGCACCAGAGTCAGCACTGTCTCCCACTCTTCCAACGGCAATTCCATTAATGAATACCGATGAAGAGCCAGCGTTGATGTATGCAACGTGTGGTGGGCAGGGTGGAACTGGTGGGTGTGAGTGAGACACCGTTGGAGCTCCAACCACTGCAACATTAATACCGTTAGCAAAAACGGTATGATCTGTGTTAGAGTCTGCAAGTGTTGTCACGCCTGTGCAGGCATGTCCAGTGCTTAACGAGTCTCCAATTCTAACTACAGCTGGCATTAGTTCAAATCAATCCTAGAAGCGGTATACTCTAGATTACCATCAATTGATGTAGACTGACTTCCGCCAATTGTTTCGGTGACATTACTACCCACATCCTCAACCTTACTGGTTCCGATGGTTTGTGTTTTCTGTAGAGTAATGTCTGTTGTCTGATTACCAGAGTATGTTTCGAAAACATCTCCAATCACTTCTTGTGTCATTGTTCCCTTAATGACTTCATGCACACTTCCATCCACTTGAATATTCCAATCACCTTTGATATAGGTTTTACAGTTGGAGTCAATGGTTAGATTCACGTCACCCTTAATGTTTACAAACTTATGTCCAGCAACAATCTCATAGTCTTGTCCAACAATACGAGTGACACGATTCCCATCAGCATCAATCTCATAAAAGGTTCCGCTCTTATGTTTCTCATAGATGCGTTCTGCAAAAGGAGTATCATCATACTCTTTAATGTGTCCACTCTCTGTTTCCATTACATGATTGTATGGATACTCAGTGTTGCGTCTTTTGTATGGGGGTTGTCTGAGTTCGCCTGTCTCTGGATTGATTCCATCTGCCCATGCACCCTCAATGGATTCATCGGTTGTCTTAGGTTCATTCCAAGTCGTAGCGGACTGATCTACATTGGTGGCGATCTCTTCTTCCCATGTGGAACGAGAGTCTACGCCAGGGTCTATTGCATTCTTTGTAAGAACAGAATCGTCTTGTGCAATCGGCATTCCATTCGCAATTGGAACCGATTCAGTAAATGCGGCATCTCTTTCCTCAATCTCAGGATGCGGCTGCGGTTCTCCATTCCTATCCTTAATCGTTCCAGACAAACGAGACATGTCGGGATAGTCAGTATGTAGAGGATAGGGGCCGTAGTCTGGATTCTCTTTATACTTTTCATTCTGCGTATCAGGTGCAGAGGGAGAGTTAGGGTCATTGAATCCCTTTGTCGCATCGGCATCATAGGAAGGAATGCCTGACATGATGCCCATGATGATGGGTTGTTGTAGTGCGTCTGGATCACGCCAGAATCCGAACACCCAATCGCCTGGCTTGATGTTATGAAATCCATTGGTTCCCACATTCGGTGGCAACATCACCATTGCCCAAGGTAAGTCTTGCGTAGGAAGTTTCGCTAAATCATCTGTATGATAACCGAACACACGAACACGAATGCGACCCATAGACTTAGGGTCGTTACGATCTTCACACACACCCATGAACCAAGAGAAACCATCTCTTCCATCGAAGTGTGACATTGGTTGGTTTGACATAAAAAAATCCCCTTTGCATCTATTTATGACGCTCGGGGGACGAGAGTGGAGGAAGAGAGGAATTAAGTTCTTACAACAACAGGTAGTCCTTCAATGGTTGTCAGTAGAGCATTCACTTCCGAACGAGAAAGAAATCCACGAACGGTATCGTGTGATTCGGTGATGGGTGGAAGAATACAGGGTTTGCGATCCTTCATCAACATAATTTCAAAAAGACCTTTGTCGCCACCATAAGAGTAGTTGTGTCTTACGATAGAAACAGAATACCCATTTTGAAATTCGATTGTTCCATGATACTCAGTTCCTTTGAGCGATGGAGTATCAAAGACATGATACCGCATCGTAGCGTGTTCCGTTACACCTTTGAACAACATATTACATAAACTCCTCTAGAGTAGGTTTTTCACGTTTACCATTTATATATCGAATATACTCATTATACATTACGAAGAAGTCATTGTTCTCCGAAGACAGTTTACGAATACGTTCATTGTTATTTTGTCCTTGAGTCCACACACGATGATCGTCACTGTAGTCATAGAACCAATCGTGTGTCACCAACTCTTTGTAGAATTCTTCTTTCGTCATTTTATACACCTTTACGTTTTAGAATCTCTTTCGCATCAAACACAGAGAAGAAGATCGGTTTCGGTTTCATCACACCATTCTCATCTTCAATCTTCTCTCTACCAAAACGAATCAGACGAGCGCACGCCTTGATGCCTTTCAACTTAGAACCTGGCACACCCAAGTCACGAATCGCTTGTTTAAACGTCACCACCGATTCAACTCCCGCCGCAGATAGGGCAATCGCATTCGCACCAGTGTATTCACGTTTCGTTACATAGTTCATCATTTCAATTCACTCCTCACTTTCCATACTTACAGTATAGTTGTTTTAAGAACAATTGTCAACAGCCCATGCAAAAAAAGATTTTCAATCAAATCAAAGACTTACAGAGATTCCTCAGATTTTTTCGCCGATTTTTCGACCCGCTAGAGACCACAGACCCCCTATACACAGAGGGGGGGGTTCAGAGGATTATCAGTCTAAGGGTAAGTTAGAATATTTCTTTAGTTTCTCATACTTACGAGAGGATGCACGATCAATCTCGGTGAAGGATACCATATCCATGTTCTGTAGAATATCAATCAGACAGAACACATCACCCATCTCTTGAGTCAATCGCTCAATGTTCTCATTCGTCATACCGAAACGAATCACCTTAGATGCGGCCTGAATCAGTTCACCACACTCTTCCATAAGAATAACTAATGCCTCAGTATCATAGAAGAGATTATTCTCTCTACCTTTAGAAGAATTCGGAATGTTATTCAACTCTCCCTCCAATTCCTCAATACGCTGAATGACAATATTATAGACATACGCATCCACATTCATCACTGACTCTGATAAGTCATATAAGTCTGCAAGTTGTCTTTCAAGTTTCTGTTTACGAGTTTCCATTTTAATTTATTCAGTTAAGTGTCGAATAGCGTGCCAGTTTTAGGGGGGGGTGTATTAGAAGTTATAGTTATCAATGAACTCAAACAATCTAAAGAAGAAGTCATGAAACACTACACCAATCAAAACACCAAACAAGAATTGAAACATTAGGTAATCCCACCCTTGTAATCCGTCTCAATACGCTTCAACATCTTAGACAATGCCATCAAATCATTCGAATCTACAATCGTATCAATGGTAAGCTTAAACGTTGCATCATCAAATGCCTCAAAGGTGGCAATCATGATTTCTGCATCATCATCGTAAACTTCAAATTTTGTTGGATAAGCAATCAGTGCCATTATAATACTCCAGTAAAGAAAAAGATAGAAAAGAAATAGTTTTCTGTATCTTTATTGCATTTATAGATTATGTCAGCTCTGCCAGTTTTAGGGGTATACCTTTTGAGTATACCACAGAATTACCTCAGAGTCAACCCCTCAGCGTTGGTAGTCGTTTAAGTTTCATACCTATCATCATAACACCTTTCATCATAATTGTCAAGCAGCCATGCGATAATTGTAAAGTGACTGTCAGTGTAGTCTTTCACCGAAGTATTCAGTAATCACTTAGATCGCTCGAAGTAAACGTGTTACATCCTTGTCTGCATAGTCACCTTTACTACACCAGTTACGCATTGCACTACACTCTGTTGCATTCACTGTGCAGTTATTCACATTAGGACAAGTATCACAAGGACACTCTCGTTTAGATGCACATCCATATACCTCTGGTTCGGGTTGTTCTACATCTGGGTCACGATAACCCTTACCTAGATAACCCTCAGAGTCCCACCAAATGTTTTCCATAATCATACCTCTCTAATACTCTTCTCTTTCAAACCCAGCATAGTAAGTATACCACTATGAACAGGAATGTCAAGCCTTTTTTTCATCTTTTTTTAAATATTTGCAAAAAGAAGCACCAGACTTATCCACAGAGTGAGGTAGAACAATCCCACTCCCACCAGTATCTTAAGCAGTAATCTCATACGGTTTATTCCACTCACCCACACTTACGTCAAAGTAGTATGCCGTGTGAAAGTAGTCAGTCATGATATCACTATCATCAAACCATTCACGGCCAACACCCGCCTTCGCTGGTGCAGTCTTGATAATCTCTACCACCTTCTCAAAGAAAGGAGCGTTCGGGCCAGTCGTCTCTTCCAACCAATAGGTATTGACACCTGCCCCATTATTCAAATCAATCGTCTTCAACTCATCACTGTAACGATCAAACTTCTCAAACGTCTTAAAGGCCGGCCCCTTCTTCACCGTCACATTCACACTGAGACTGCCTGCCCCCTTACGAACACCAAAACGATACTCTGGAAACGTCTTCTTCAACTCATCACGAATCGCTTTGACTTCAACCGCTGAAATATATGCCATGTCTTCTCTCCTGTTCTCTCAACTTACATGGCTAGTATAGTTGCTGTGAGAACAAATGTCAAGCGTTTTGTGAAAATATTTTCTCTCGTAAGTCATTGATTTTTAAGGAAAAATAAAAAAAATTAAAAAAAAATTTCACTTGACAGAGGGCCACACATATGATATGCTGAAAGGTCATAGGTAAAAAACGGTGAGGCGGCATGAAAATATTTCGCTTGACACATAAAAACCCCTTGTAAATCAATGACTTACACAGGGGTCACAGAGAAATAAGTGAGTTGATTTCGCTTGACAGGGGTTCAGAGGTGTGATATACTAAGGGGTCAGAGTGAAAAATTTCGCAACCGCCACAAAAAAAGCTTGACAAGTCGGTAGAAAACAGGTAGTAATGCACCAAACAGCACACGCTTTTATATTATTTTTAATCTTTTTTTAGTTTATGGGGAAATGTGGATTTTTGTGGGAAATCATGGGAAATACTCCGCATCGCACAGTCTAACAACCTTTTACTCTCTTTCTCTTAGCATCCATTCATATTGTGTTTCTAATGGTATTTCGACTATATTATTGGGTTCTTTCATCATTTAAATCCAATCGTTTCTGAAGTTGTCCTTGACGTAACGAACTAAATCATCCCAATTATCTCCACGATAGACTATTCTATCTGGCTTACCATATATTAGAAACTCATTTAGGTCGTCATTAGCAACTAGTGTAAATGTATCTACGTCTGACTTTAAACGTATTGTTCGTGTTTCGTTCTGACGGCCAACCTGTTCAATTTCGTTGAACCAATCAAACACACCAAAGGATTCAAATAACTGGTCATATATCATATAAATACTTATGCAGACTGTTTAAACAAACACTTTGAGTTGGAGTGCTTATTTAAACGGTCTCCTTAAAGGAGATTGAAATGAAAAAACTAGCCATAGTTGTGGCCATGACTACCTTAGGCCTAGGTGGTTGTGCCAGCGGCAACTATAAATTATACGCAGAAACTCAGCAGAAGATTGCTGAAGCACAGGCTAACGCAGAGATAGAACGTTATCGTGCGTTTTCAGAAATCGCAGCAGGTGGTGATACAACAGCACAAGTGGCTGCTGCGATATCCTTAAATCAAGCAAGTGCAACCTCTAATCGTGGAGTGAGTTTGAAAGAACCTGAATCTATGGGAGATCGTCTTCTTAAATGGACTCAGGCTCTTCTCCCCGGCGCTACGAGCATATATGGGATTTACTCTCGTGACTCCATAGCAAAGCAACAGAGTGATAACAGTCTAGAACTTGCTAAGGATAATAATGATACTCAAGTTGAAATTGGACACTTGATCGCCGGAAAGGATATTCCAATGAATCCTGTGATACTTGATCCTATCTTATTAGAAGATGCTGATGGAAATCAAACGATTGATTATCCAGAAGTAGTTTATCCACAATAAAACAAAACACCCCCGAAAGGGGGTTTGTTATTTTTGTTCGAGTTCTGTAATTCTCTTTTGTAAAGCATAGTTCTCTGCTTCTA